TCAAGCACGCCGAACTTCCAGAACATCCCCAAGGAGTTTGCCGCCATCTTCCACCACGAAGCACCTGAGAAGAAGTTGCCCAAGTCTCCCTTCAAGGAAGTCTTACCGCCACTGCCCAAGGTGCGCAGCTACATCACGCCGTTTAAAGGAGAGATCTTCATCGACCGAGATTACTCGCAGCAAGAACCTCGCATCTTGGCCCACTTCGACGGTGGAGCTCTGATGGACAAGTACGTCGAGAACCCTTGGATCGACTTCCACGACTATGCCAAGGCAGAGCTCGAGAAGATGGGCAAGTTCTACGACCGCAAGCCAGTGAAGAACACCAACCTCGGCCTGATCTACGGCATGGGCGTCGGCAAGCTGGCTGAGCGCAATGGCATGACGGTTGAGGAGTCCAGCGAGTTGAAGAAGGCCATTCTGATGCTCTACCCTGGGCTCAAGCAGATGTACAGCGACATGAAGCTGCGGGCCAAGAACAAGGAACCCATCCGCACCTGGGGTGGCCGTGAGTACTACTGCGAGGAGCCGAAGCTCATTGATGGCCGCATTCGTGAGTTTGACTACAAGCTGGTCAACGTGCTCATTCAGGGTTCGGCTGCTGACTGCACCAAGGAGGCGATCATTCGCTATCACGCGGCCAAGCATCCTGATGCCAAGATCGTCCTCAACGTGCATGACCAGGTCACGGTCAGCGTGCCGAAAAAGATCCTGAAGCCTGAGATGGAAGTGCTGCGCAAATGCATGGAGAGCGTAGAGTTCGACGTTCCCATTCTAAGTGAGGGGGCAATCTCCTCAACCAACTGGGATGAACTCCAGGACTACGACAAGAAAGGCAAGGTGCTGTGATGGCAACCAAGAAAGTGATCCCAATCAAGCAGGTGACAAGCTGGTCCTTCAGCCGCTACAGCACCTACAAGCAGTGCCCGCTGAAGCTCAAGTTGAGTGCCATTGATCGCATCCGTGAGCCCGGCAACGAAGCCATGCAGCGTGGCGATGCCATTCACAAACTGGCTGAGAAGTACATCAAGGGCGAAGGACGCGCGCTGCCGCCAGAGCTCAAGTTGTTCGGTGACGAGATCAAGAAGCTGCGCGCCCAGTACAAGAAGAAAATCAACGGCATGGTGGTCGAAGACAACTGGTCCTTCACCAAGGACTGGGATGAGACTCAGTGGGACGATTGGATCAACTGCTGGCTGCGTATCAAGCTGGACTGCGCCCACCATGAGGACGACGAGACCCTCATCATCACGGACTGGAAGACTGGTAAGTTCCGCGTCGAGATGAATGAGGACTACGTTGAGCAGCTGGAGCTCTACGCCCTGGCCGCTCTGTTGCTGCACGAGCACATCCAGCAGGTCAAGCCTCGGCTGGCCTACTTGGACCTCGGCATCACGTACCCAGAGGCTGATAAGCCACTGGTGTACACCCGAGCCGACATCCCCAAACTCAAGAAGTTGTGGGAGAAGCGGACCAAGGCGATGTTGAACGACAAGCAGTTCGCTCCTCGCCCCAATGACAAGTGTCGGTGGTGCTTCTACCGCGCATCCAACAAAGCGGCCGGTGGCGGCCAGTGCAAATACTAAGGAGAATGACATGAAAGACGTAATGGTTGACCTCGAGACTTTGGGCCGCCGTGCCGACTGCTCCATCCTGTCCATTGGCGCTGTGGCCTTCGATGCCGAGACCGGCAAGTTGGGTCCTGAGCTGTACACGATCGTCAAGGTGGCAAGCTGTGAAGCGGCTGGGTTGCATACCGACCCGGACACCGTGGCTTGGTGGGAGAAGCAGAACCCTGAGGCACAGAAGGTCCTCAAGCAGGCACGAGCCGCCCGTGGCAACAAGGCGTTAGACAAGGCATTGCTCGGCTTCAACGAGTACCTCGCGCAGTTCGGTCCCAAGGCCGTCCGTGTCTGGGGTAACGGTTCGGACTTTGACAACGCGATCCTCATCAACTGCTACGCGGCCACCAACCTGACGGCGGGCTGGGAGTTCTGGAACAACCGCTGCTTTCGGACCCTCAAGGGCATGGCGCCGTCGATCAAGGTCGATCGCACCGGCACCTACCACAACGCACTGGATGATGCCAAGACTCAGGCGATGCACGCCATCAAGGTCCTCCAACATCTGCGTGGAGCTAAGTGATGGATGAGGTCGATCGCCAACTAGATCGCGACGCTCCATGGGACGAAGCGATGATCAAGAAGACCCGTGAAGAAGCGGCCAAGATACCAGTTGGCCGACCAGGTGATTGTGATCTTTGCGGCGAGTGGTCAGGACGCCTGGTAAACGGTGTCTGCGCTCCTTGCCGTGACCTTCACAAGCTTCCATGAGAGAATCAAAGATCGAACGTGATGCCGTTGACCTGGCGTGGAAACACCTCGGGATCATCGGCTCCAAACTCGTGACGCCGGGCGACACAGGGTACCCAGACAGAATTTTCTGGATTCCCGGTGGTCGTCCGTTGTTGATTGAGTTTAAGCGGCCGGGCGAAGAGCCTGAACCAAAACAAGAATACATCCACGCCCAGCTCAAGCAGTTGGGCTACCAAGTAGAGGTACACGACAATGCAATCAGAGCTTTTTCCGCCGTCATCGAAGCCGTGGCAGCCACACGCCTATCAAAAGAAGGCCGTCAAATTCTTGCTCGAGCACGCAGCATCTGCGCTGTTCTTAGATCCAGGGCTGGGGAAGACTAGCATCACGCTGGCTGCCATCAAGCTGCTCAAGCAGAAGAAACTGCTGGACAAGGTCCTGCTCATCGCCCCATTGCGCGTCTGCTACAGCGTATGGCCCAAGGAGGTCAACAAGTGGACTGACTTCGGCGGACTCAAGGTGGCAGTGCTGCATGGCGCCAAGAAGGAAGAGGCGTTGAAGTCTGATGCCGACGTCTACGTCATCAACCCTGAGGGTCTCGATTGGCTCCTGCAAGCCAAGAAGACCAAGACTGCGCAGGGCAAGACCAAGGTCGAAGTCGATCTGCGTCGCTTCAAGAACTTGGGCTTCGACACGTTGGTCGTCGATGAGCTGTCCAAGTTCAAGCACACCAACACTAACCGCTTCAAGGGTCTGAAGCTGGTGCTCAACACCTTCCGTCGCCGCTGGGGCCTGACTGGTTCACCGGCCTCCAATGGCCTGCTCGATCTGTTTGGCCAGTGCTACATCCTCGACCAAGGACGGACGCTGGGTCCCTACATCAGCCACTACCGCATGAAGTACTTTGTGCCGAGCCACGACGGCTTTAGTTGGAACATCCGCGAAGGTGCTGAGGACGAGATCTATGAGCGCATCAGTCCACTTGCTTTGCGCATGGCCGCCGACGACTACCTTGACATGCCGGCGCTGATTGAGAACAACATCCGCATCGACCTGCCATCTGACGTGATGACCATGTACAACCAGTTGGAGGAGGACCTGATTGCCAAGCTTGATGCCAAGATCATTGTTGCGTCAACAGCTGCAGCCGCCTCCATGAAGTGTCGTCAGGTGGCCAATGGCGGCATCTACCTTGACCCCGAGGTGCAGGCCTTAGTCAAGTTGCCCAAGTCCAAGCGTGAGTGGGTAAACCTGCACACTGAGAAGGTCGATGCACTGGCTGATCTAATCGATGAGCTACAAGGCAGCCCGCTTCTGGTGGCCTACGACTTCGAGCACGACCTCGATCGGTTGCGTGAGAAGCTTGGCCAGGATGTTCCGTACATCGGTGGCGGCGTGTCGGCCAAGCGGTCAGCTGAGCTTGAGCACCTTTGGAATGCTGGCAAGCTGCCTGTGTTGCTCGGCCACCCTCAAGCCATGGCCCACGGGTTGAACCTGCAGGAGATGGGCAACCACGTCTGCTGGCATTCACTCACATGGGACTACGAGCTCTATGACCAGTTCATCCGCCGAGTGCTTCGTCAGGGCAACAAGAGCAAAAAGGTCTTTGTGCACCACATCATGGCCCGTGGGACGGTCGATGAAGTGGTGTTGGCCGCTGTGAAGTCGAAGCGACGTGGGCAGAATGCTTTGTTCGACGCGCTCAAAAAATTGCGCAAATAATTTGAAAATAGGTGTTTACAAGCCCATCGTGGCACACTAAAATCTAATCACGGTCAACGCAATGGTGCTTGACCGAACAAACCTTGCTGAGGACCCTACCATGACGACCAAGACCTACACCGCCCGCGACTCTGCCACTTCAGCCCTGCGTAAGCTCGGCCTTCAGGCTCGCGACTACAACCTCTTCATCACGAAGGTTGGCGACAAGTTCGAGTGCAAGCTCGGCGCAGCTGCCGCCCATCTTGAGTCTTTGAAGAACCCCAAGCCAGTTGCCGCTGCCGAACCTAAGGCCAAGGTTGTTAAGGCAGGTCGTCGCGCTGCCGACCCGGTTGTCGAAGTCAAGCCGAAGAAGATGGGCATCTCTGCCACGGCGCGTGAGTTGATCCTGTCTGGCAAGACTAACCAAGAAGTCTGGGAAGCACTGAAGCAGCAGTTCAACCTTGATGATTCCAAGAAGCACTACCCTACTTGGTATCGTTGCGAGATGAAGCGCACTGGTCTCCTGCCCAAGGAAGCTTGATCATGAGTGCGCTGAACAAGGCGGCTTTGGCCGCCGCTCTTCTCATCTTGGTTGGTGTTGTTGGCCACTTCGATGCTGAGGACGCTGATGCCCAGCACGAGAACTACTGCTCCATGGTTGCCACTTGGAAAGCCGAAGCAAAAGCCGGTGTGCTAGCCAACAACCGCACTGGTTGGCCTCCGTACGATGGGGAATGCAAATGACCATCAGCAACCCGGACACCATCGAGATTATTGACGAGAGCACGCACGAGGAGATTCGCTTCCAGCTGTACATCGACGGCGGTAGGCGTGCTCTCGTGAGCAAGAAGAACGGCACAGTTCAGCTTCACTGGCAGGTCTATGGACCACAGTACTGGCCTGAAGCCAAGGTCTTGATGCAAGGCCTTCTTGAATTGTCCGTCATCGCTGATCAACTTTCTGGAGATAAAAAGAATGGCAACTAAGAAGCAAGCACCGGCGGTCATGCCGTGCCACGACCACAACAGACGCACCTGCATTCAAGTTGAGCGCAGTGCAGGTCTTGTCAAGTTCATTCCGCTAGACATCATTTTGGGCCTTGAGGTCCATTCGACGTCGGCGGATTCATTCGACCAGCGGTTCACGCCGATGGAAGGATACCCTGTTGAGAAGGCATGTCAGCTCTTTGTGAACTACAGCCAGACCCTCGGGGCGACAAAGGAGGCCATGGAATATCTTGGCCAAGTCATCAACGTAAGCAAACAGGAGCTCGAAATGGCTACCGCCAAAAAGCAAACCACGGCTGAGAAGCCGGCTGCCACCAAAGCAGCAAAACCCGCCGCCAAGAAGCCGGCAGCAAAGACGACCGAGGTTAAAGCCGGTCGCCGAGCTGTTGATCCGGCGGTGAAGAAGCCAGTGTCAAAGCCCGCCAAGGCTGGGGAGAAGAAACCCTCGGCTGCTCAGATGTTTCAAGATTTGATCATGGCTGGCAAGTTGACCGACGACCAAATCTTTGAGAAGGTTCAAACCGAGTTCGGTCTGGACGAAAAGAAGCGTGGCTACGTCAAATGGTATCGCAACCACCTGAAGAAGCAAGGCGCCAATCCGCCCGAAGCCAAGGTGGCAAAGTAACACGGCCTCGAGGCGACGCCGACAAGTCGCCTCACACCGGCATCCATCAAACGCAAAGGAACTATCATGCCAAAAGCAAGCACTAAAGAAGTCTCTCGCGACGCCCGCGACTACGACACTACTCAACTGCACGAAGCGGGTCACGGCCGCACTCTGCACCGCGACTACTCCGCCCACTTTTGGCGCTGGAGCTTTGCACGTCGCTTCATCACGGCCAAGCACAACGTCCTCGAAGTCGGCTGCGGCGAAGACAAACCGCTCAGCAAGATTCTCACAGGCGGTGCAGCTGCTCATGTCAACCACTACACTGGCGTGGACCTCAATAAGTTGAAGCCGTCTAATAGCCAGCGCCTCCAGTTCCTGGGCGAGTTCAACTTCGTCGAGCGCTACAAAGAACTCCTGAAGGCGCGTCCTGAGGGCTTTGACGTCGTCGTCAACTACGAAGTCATTGAGCACATGAAGGTCGAGCATGGGGCCAACCTACTCAAGGCCATGTTTGCAGCCACTAAGCCGGGCGGCGTGTTGCTGCTCTCGACTCCAGTCTATGACGGCGTGCGCCATGCCAAGAACCACATCCATGAGTACAAAGTGCCTGAGCTGCAGGCCGCCATCGAGAAAGCTGGCTACGTCATCGAGCGCCGCTTTGGCACATTCATGGACATCAAGCACATCGGCAAGGTTGACCCCACTGGCTGCAGCAAGGCAGCTGTACTGGAAGTTCGCAAGGCGTTGGAACAGTACTTCGACAACGACGCCATCAGCAACATCTTTGGCCCGTTGCATGAGGATCACGCTCGCAACAACCTGTGGGTGTGCCGCAAAGCGGCTGATGGCAAGCCCGTAAAGCCAGTTGCTCGCAAGGCCACGAAAGGAGCGCCGTTCTGATGATTGGAAATGTCGCTGAATTCCATGAGAAGTTTGGTTTGCCTTTGGGCAACGAAGACAAACTCATGCAGGACCCTGCTGCGCAGGAGTTTCGCGTCAAGTTTCTCCAAGAGGAACTCGATGAGCTCAAAGAGGCTTTGGCTACTGGTGACAAGGTTGGCGCCTTCGATGCTTTGCTCGATCTGGCTTATGTGGCCTACGGCACAGCACTCTTTGCTGGCATTGATGCTGCTCAGTGGCACGCCGGCATGCACGCAGTTCATTCTGCTAATATGGCCAAGGTCCGTGTGGCCAAGGCTGAAGACTCAAAGCGCGGCAGCGCGTTCGACGTCAAGAAGCCGGAAGGCTGGGTAGGTCCTGAATATCGCTTAAAGGAAATTTTGTCATGGTAACTCGTAAAGGAACTGATATGAAAACCAAGTCTTTGCTGCCTGCCACTCAACTGGCCGAATGCTCAACTGTGGAATTGTTGGAAGAACTCCAATCTCGCGGTGGACACCCCGGTGCTTTGGCTGAAGCTGCTTTGCTCTGTGTCCGCAAGAGCCAAGACTACAACCAAGGCGCGGCGGACATGGATCCGCACAAGATCGACCGTTCGTCGTACTTCCCATTCGGTGCAGTAAGCTACGCTCAGATGCTTCACACCAAGTCTCAGCGCTTCAACTCGCTGGTCCTCAAAGAGATGCGTGGCCAAGACGCAAACTTTGAAGGCTTGCGCGATACGGCGTTGGACATCATCAACTACGCTGGCTTCTTTGCTGGCGCCTACTCAAAGGACTGACCATGGACTTCTCAAAAACCTGGCTTGATGCTCTCAATGACATCTTGACCAATGGCGACCCAGTGGCTCCACGCGGCAAGATGACCCGTGAGATTCCACAACGCACCATGGTGGTTGACATGCGCCGTCCAGTGCTTCGCGTGCCTGATCGCAGTCTGAGCTACAAGTTCATGGCGGCTGAGGCTTACTGGATCTTGTCTGGTGACGACCGCGTTGAGACAATTGCTCCGTACAACAGCCGCATCAAAGACTTCAGCGACGATGGCGAACGCTTCTTCGGTGCCTACGGCCCCAAGATTGTGGCTCAGCTGCCTTACATCGTTGAGAAGTTGCTGGCAGATGAAGACAGCCGTCAAGCTGGTCTGACAATTTGGCGCGAGTGCCCACCCCAGACCAAGGACGTACCGTGCACTGTGGCCATCTTTTTTAGCATGCGCAGCGGCAAACTCAATGCCCATGTGTTCATGCGATCAAGCGATGTCTGGCTTGGTGTGCCATACGATGTCTTCAACTTCAGCATGCTGGCCCATCTGGTCTGTGGTCTGTTGAATGAGCATCGGAAGTTTGACAATGCCGTAAAGCCTGGCCGCCTCTTCTTGACGGCAGCTTCAAGCCACCTGTATGAGACCAACTGGGCAGATGCCAAGTTGTGCTTGGCCAGTGAGGTCCTCGAGCAACCTGAGACAGACATCCTGCTCTGGAATGATGCTCAGCATTTGATGAAGACCTTGGCCGCTTTGCGCGAGACCAAGGCTGGTGACGACCTTCGCTGGTGGGAGAACTGAGATGAGACTCAGCCGCGACGAATGGGCCCTCAAGTTGGCCTTGCTGACCGCTCAGAGAACGACCTGCTGCCGACGTGCCGTGGGTTGTGTCTTGCTGAATGCCCGTGGCCATGTGCTCTCAACAGGGTACAACGGCGTCGCGGCTGGACTTCCTCACTGCAACCACATGGATGTCGTGACAGACGACGATGGTCACAACACCTATGTGGTTGAGGTCTTCCCCCATGCGTGCTCAGGAGCCAAGGCGCCAAGTGGCACAAACCTAGATGGCTGCCAAGCAATCCACGCCGAGCAAAATGCTTTGCTCCAGTGCCGAGATATGTATGCCATCCACACAGCCTACGTGACGGCCAGCCCATGCATGACCTGCTGCAAACTGTTGCTGAACACAAGCTGCCAGCGGATTGTCTATGTGGAGGAATACCCTCACTCGGCAGCCAAAGACTTGTGGACTGGCGCCGGGAGGGCTTGGGAACAACTTCTTGTGGAACTTTGATCAAACTTGGCCCTCAGGAATGACCCGAGGGAAACAACTAAGGCCTAGCCAGTAGTAAGTACTGGACTAGGCCTTTCTTTTCAATCCTGCATGGTTCCTGTAAGTCCCTGCTACTTCGTGGCGCCTCGAACCTTCTCCCAGGAGCGTCCTGCGACGTAGCCAGTCATCACGACGCCAAAGAGGGTCAGCACTGGCTCAGGAATGGCCAGCATCCAGGCCTTGAAACCGGCTGTGAAGGCAGCAGCAGCTTCCGGCTTGAAGATGGTCAGGACTCCCATGGGGATGCTCCACAGCAGTAGCACGTAGACCACATACAAGAACGATGGGCGTGCGCGGCTGGTCCATGGATCTGTGGACTGCGCTTCAGCAATGATGGCACTGAGCTGGGTCTTCATCTCATCCAGGTCACCAGACTGTTGGAGCTTGAGCAACTCCAGTTGGGCTTTGGCCTTTTGCTCAGGGTCTGGGAAGATCTTGTCAATGAGCTTGGTGCCAATGCTGAAAATGCCGCTGAGGGTGATTGGGTCCATTATGGATACTCCTTCCAAGGCAATTGCCAATGTGGACCGTCTTTGAATGTCGTCCAGTCACCACCCCACTCAATGGGGATCTGCAACTCGGCGGCAGCCTGCTTGACGGCAACAGCAAGCTTGTGGTACAGAGGCCAGTCCCAGCGCACTGAGCCGGCCACGTAAGCACCAAGATCGACAGCGTGCCCAGTCAAGTGGCGAGACCTCATGGTCTGACTGGCACCTGCCTTGACGAGCTGCTCTTGGCGAGTCTTAGAGCGAACACCTTCGAGCACCGCGAAGTCAATCTCAGTGATTTCAATGGCGCGCTCAACAACCTTGACGAGGTCCGGGTGGACCCCAGCAAGGCGGTCTCGCGACTTTTTGCTGAGGGTGTAGGTCATTCTTTGTCCGCCTTCTTGTCAATCTTGTCCTCAATGCGATCAAGCTTGGCAAACAGTGCCGTGACAGAAGTGGCGAATTCGTCCTTCTTGACATAAGCACCTGCCACCAAGACCTCAATCTCAGAGACCTTTTTTGCGAGCTCCTTGTCCGCCGCCTGCAGGTCCTTGACGGCCTGCCAAACTGCGTTGAGAAGGAACCCGATCAAAGCCCCAAAACCTCCGAGCAACCAGTTGATGAATGTTTGGTCCATAGGTCATACTCCTGCGTTCAACATAGCGGGTCCCGTAGTTATTGAGTTGTCAATGACCAAGCGCCATTCAAATAGACACGGTTGCCGTTAATGCCTGTTGCATTCACAACAACGATGTCGCCGTTACTTTGGATGCGGACCAAGGCCCCGGCAAAAACAGTTCCGTTGTACACAACTGCTCCGCTTGTATAAAAGGCATCAACAATTGGGCGGTAACCAACAGGCACAGTTCCAATCGTTGTTCCCGCGCCAATAATTCCCGGGGTGTTCATTGTCAAATAGCCTTCGATGCAGACTTGTGAACCGCTAGTTGCAACGCGCATACCGCCGGCTCCAGGATTCGTGTATCCAGTTGCCGCGGCAACTTGTGCAGAAGCCGAACCTGTGCGAACCCAACTGCCCCACGCTATTGGCAGGCCATCAAGGATGGCCGAACGACCGACCCTTACGTACGAAAGACCAAGGTCTGCGTCCCGATACCCAACATTGACCTGCGTCACAATTTCGTCTGAACCACGTGTAGTAGTAACCATGCCGTTCAGCGGAAAACCAGCAGTCGCCCGGCTTATCGTGATACCGTAGTTGTAGTAGGTTGGAAGTCTAGAAGCGTCACCAACATCTTCAGCACCACCAGTTGAGCGAACATTTGCGCGCCCAATCTTTTGACGCAGCCCAGTCGGAAAAACGACGTCAGACATCACTCCAGCAATCCACGAATTCATTACGTTCAAGGGGTGAATTCCTCGCCCGTCACCAAACGGGTCATCCATCCAAATGGTTGCCGCAGGACGAGAGTCTTTGAGCAGAGCGTAGGTGTCAATGAACGTACACAGGAAGTCTCTGGCCGCTTGTTTAATTCCAGCCGCGATTGCTTCGTAGTACAACTCATCACGAGCGTTTGGTGTGTCAGAAGTCGAATTCGGAGACATCAGAAGGATCGACAGGCTGCCAACTCCCCTGCTTGCGCGAATCGTAGTCAGTCCTTGACGCAGCGATGCAATGAAGTCTGCAGGAGTCCTGCGCCCTGGGTACGATTGTCCGGCGTCCAATGGGGGAGTGGTTCCATTTTGGAGCCATCCAGGATCGTTGATGCCCCAACGCAACACCAGAAGATCAGGATTTGCTGCAAGGTCACCTGCCAAATACGAAGTCACCCATTGTGCGGTGTTTGCGCCAGATTGACCTCTGTTAATAGAACTAAGACCGTAGGGAGTCTGGAGACCTGAAACCTCGCCAGCAGTCTTGAGCAACTCATTAATTGTGTAGTCAGAACTCACACCCACTCCAGCGGTGGTTGAGTCTCCAGAAAACACCATAATTGGCTTGCGACCTGGTGTGGCCATCTGGCCTATAAGCAAATTGTGGAAGGCGGCCATGTACTCGCGCCCAAAGATGTATTTGTCTTTGTCTGCGTACGTGTTCAATTGCTGGAGGCCTCCTGTAATGGCCTTGACGATAGCGCCCTTACCTTTAAGTTCGACGCCCATGTTGTTTGAAAACGAGGTGACAAGAAACTTCAGATTGTCGTTCACAGTAACTTCTTTTGCACCAGAAGCAATTGTGTTGACCACAGCAACTTGGTCACTAGTTGAACCATCTCCGACACCGCCAAAATCTTTGACGCTGACACTCTCTTGAAGTTTGATTTGGACAGTTTGGTCTGCGGCTCCAACACCGCCAGCCACGTATCTGATAAACGACGAGTCAAACGAGTCTGTCGCGTATGGGGACGAATAGATGAACGACCCATTTTTGTTTCGGACAGTTATCGAGTACACTTGGCCAGTGTAAATTCTCGATGGGGTACCATTGCGCACAGGATAGCCTCCGCTTGTTCGCACAGGTTGAACAGCTGGGATAGTTCCTTCAGCGTCCCAATAGATTGGCACTGGCGCAACTTCTGGGTTCATGTTGGCCTGCCCGATGTAGATAAAACCGTCTTCTAGCGGGTTGCCATCAACATCCGTAAAGATCGGATAGGGCGGTGTAACAGAATAAGCATTCGACATTTGGTTCTCCTTTGAAGTTACTCGCCAAGAGCCTTGCGGACCTTAGCACGGGTTTTTGCATCTTTGATGCCTTTGGTCATCAGACGAAAACTTGTCATGATGGGGGCTGGGACACCTGCCGTGCCGCTGATGGCTATGTCCATCATACCTGCTAGCACACTGGCCGTGTTGCTTGTGTTCACCGAGCCAGGAGGCGCGGTCAGAACATCTTTGGCTACGTCATTGATAGTGCGAAGTTGCTCTGCGCCCTTCTTACCAAAGACAAAGTCAAGTTTTCCAGACTTGTCGAGTTGGCTGATGACTCTGTCAAGTTGTTGTGGAGATAAGATGGCATTACCAAGTTCGTCACGACTCACTCCCTTGGTGGCCTCGTCACGCAAGAATTTGAGCGTGCCGCCTTGGAGTTCTTTCCAAGCTTGTTGGCCATTTGGACCTTCGGTCTGAAGCAGGCGACGGACTTGGCGCACGGTGTCAAGCGACGTTGACGGGTCAATAACCGAGCGACGGAGTACGTCTTCCATGGCAATGGACCGATCATTTGAACCGCGCTTCTGGCCAAGCAGATTTTTCACCAGACCGATATTCTCGTAGTCGTTGGCAAAACGTGCACGAGCAGCACGAGCCTGCTTGTACATGTTACCGCCCAGACCTTCAGTCGAGGCGTCGATCAGTCCACGCATTGTTGAAGCCTGCATGATGTTGGTCGGCTCAGCGTTGGTGGCGCCGCCGATTGATCGACGAAACAGTTCGGCCGTCTTCAACGAAACAGGTTGGGCGATCAATGTACCGTCAGGCGCCTCGGTAGCCACGCCAAGTTGCAACGCCTTGGCTCGAGTTGCCTTGAGGACGTTGGCCACCTCAGCCTCAGGCGCGTTGTCAACCAGATGTTGAACCACAGTGTCGAGTTTGACCGGGGCTTCCATCTCGCCGGCCTTCTCAGCCTCCTTGTACAAGGTGCGGATGCGCGTCTTGTCACGAGCAGCTCGGTCACGAAGTGCCTTGTCTACTGTCAGGCCAATGGAACGCAGGTCAGGTGCCTCAGCTCCAGTCATGTCAATGAAGGTCTCAAGGTTTTGTTGGAGCTGCTTGTTCTGAGTGGCAAAGCGCTCACGAATGGGCGCACCTACTTCAGGCAGCTTAGCCGTTTCACGCTCAAACCGTTGTTGCTCGAACTGGCGTGTCTTCTGACCTTCAGTCAGTTTGATAGGCACAGGAAGTTCCTCAGCCTTGGCTTGGCGCAACGTGGCCAAGTCAACGCCCGCAGCTCCGCCAGAACCAGGGGTGCCGGGAGTAGGTTTCTTGGTTGTGCCAGGTATCATCTCGCGGATTGGCTCAGTGACTTTCGCCACAGACTGTCCTGCCCGTTTGGTGGCAGCAACGACAGGAGCCACAACACGACCGGCAGCCGCGGCAGCAACTGGTGCAGCCATCCTAGTGCTGGTAGAAACAGCACCAATTGGACCAATGACTGGAATGACAGGAGGGACGTTCTGGAGCACTTCGCCAACAGCCTGTACTTGCTCTTGACCTGACTGAGTGCGAGGCGCGTAGGTCAATGCCTGAGCTCCCTGCATGGCTGACTTCTCAACCAGGTTTGCGGCCTCTCGGCTGCCAAACTGGCCAGACAAGATCTGCTCAGCAAGACCTTTCAGCGTACCACCAATCATGCCTACGGTTCCGCCTGTTGCGCCTGTGGCAAGAGTCAAAGCAGCTTCGCCCGCGCCGACGATCTTTTCACCAACAGACGGTTCAACGTACTCAGGAGTCGTCCCGGGCACAGTTGTGTCTGGGATCTGATTTGTGATATCTTGGCGAGCCTTGACAAGCACGGCAGCCAAGCGCCGAGCAGCATCGAGGTCACCCGCCTTGTCGGCGTTGACCAAGGCTAGCTCAAGTTCTTGGAGTGTTGCCATTAGCGGGCTCCTTGTGTGTACTTCTTCACGAGTGCATCGATGTCACCACCAGACGTGCTCACGGCAGGCGTGTCTGGAATGGTCTCAGGCAAACCTGCTCGAGCAGTCATGTTCTTCCGCGCCTTCATGACCAAGCGCTGTGCCTCGCGCACGTTTTCAAGCAACCGCTCAGGAGACTGCTTCAAGCTGAAATTCTGCAAGGCAGCCTGAAGCTTTTCGCCTTCGGCGTTGGACAGTGCGCCCATGCCTTTGATGTTGGGTATCTGGGCCATGAACGACTGTGACCCAAGCGTCTCAACTAAAGCCTCGAAGTCGGCCGTGTCCTGGCTGAGTGTGGGCATGCGCGATGACACCGGACCAGCAGCTGAACCAATCACACCAATAGGAGTCTTCAGGATGCGGTCGGCCGTGTTGAGCATGTTGTCCATGTTCGTGCGAGCAGACTCAAGGTCGGCTGCTTTAGCTCGCACCGCCTCGTCACGCTTCTGGACCATGTCCTGCAACTTGAGTTGGTTCTCCTCACGTTTGATCTGGTTACCCTCACGCGCGATCTGAGCATTGAGGGCTGCGATCGAAGCATTCTGCTTGGCGATCTTGATGTCCTCCTGGATCTTCGTGATGTCCCAACCTTTCTTCTGCAGGTCAAGCACGGCTCCAGATTCGGCAAACTTGGCCTCAACTGCGGCTTTCTGGGCCTTGGCTTGGGATTCAGTAAGTTTGGACGGCTGCAACTCAGCTTCACGCTGCTCGCCTTGAAGCTTGGTGAATGTCTCTGTGAACTTGTCAGGTCCCATGGCAGAAGCCAAGAAGAGACCTGTCGACGTCTTGGCTGTCTCAGGGCTTGTCTTGATCAGCACGCCCAGGTCCTCAAGTGTCTTGGCTTCACGCTCCTGGCCTGAGTTGCGGTAGGCCGTGGCTTGCTCAGTCAGCAACTGCTGGGCAATCTCCGGCTTGCCAGATTGGAGTGCAGCGTAGACCTGAGTAGCTTGCCCCAAGCGCGAGTCCTTCTGTTCAGTGCTGAGCACGTCATAGGTGCGTTTGAAGTTCTCACTCAGACTAGGGTACTTGACCATCATGCTGGCCAAAGCTGACGGAGTCGGGTTCTTTGACAAGGTGCCAAGATCTGCCTCCATCTGCGCCTGAGTTTCTCGGGCTTTTTGCAAGTCGAGAGCTTTTTGCTCCGCCAAGTTGCGCTGAGACATCATGTTGGAAATGCTGAGCGCGTTCTGAACACCACCCATGACCGACTGGGTCGGGTCGGGTACGTTGAGCATATAGTTGAATGGTTGTGCCATGATTAGAACACCTTAAGAGCTTTGAGCGTGGCAACATTGCCAATGGTGCCGCCGATGTTACCCCACATTTGAGCCTGGGCCTGACCTTGCGCCAGAGCTGCACCAGCGGCTGCCTGGCCTTGTTGCGTCAAGGCGTTGCCGATATTGGCCCCAGTCTGTTGTGCCGCGGCGGCTTGACCTGCTGCAGAAGCTTGGCCAAGACCTGAGATTGTGCCAAGTTTGCTGAACTGGGATTCGATCAACTGGCTTAGCAACTGCGGACGGAACTGAGCAAGAGTGGCTTGGACGTTGCCGCCGCGTAGTCCGCCAGTTGCCGAGGCGTTTTGCAAGATGGCGTTCTCGCCTTGTTGCATCATTGATTGAAACTGGGGAGACGACTCGATTCCGGCAATTGCCTCGCGTTGAGCAGCAGGTCCAGCAAGGCCCAGTAGACCTTGCTGCCCGCCGATCGCCGATTCACCGGCGGTGACGTAAGGGGAGAGCAACTTCTGGACCGCGTCAAATTGGCGACGTTGTTCCTCAATAGATGCTTGACTTGATGCAGTTTGTGCGCCAGCAGCCGCCGATGCTGCGTCAGACTGTGCGTTGCTGGCCATCACACCTGTGATGACCGATCCAGCCACGACGGCCGTTGCGATTCCACTCATTGGGATTCTCCTTCGATTAGATTGATGCCCGAGAGGGCGAGAGCTTGGCGGTAGTCAACTGTGACCTCTTCACCTTGGCTGCCGCCAACGCAACCAGCAATTCGCCGAGTCGCCACAAGCCAGATGTCCCCGTTCTCATCCTTGATAAACTTGGCGTTGGGGTTTTTGGCGTGGTTGGTGTAACGACCAGCAGGTGTGCGCATGCCGTCGATGCGGGCTGGTGCAATGACTTCACCGTCATCAACTGGGGCGCTCAGAAAGACGCCCTTGCCCTCGATAGTCGAGTCGCGCACAGTGAACTTTGTAGCAAAGCCACTGGGCATGTGGATCTGATCGTGTGGATTTTCAGACTGGGCTTGAACCGAAGCTGGGGTGAAACCAGCGAGGCGAACAACAAGCTCAAAGTCTTCGCGATCTTCGCGGCGGTGGTACGTCTCAAGTTGCTTGGCAACTTCGGCGTGAGCTTGCCATGTGGCGCTCTTGTCAAGAAACATCGATTCAAGTTTGTCGATGTCGCGCTCGTCAGTGGCGTAGACGTTCTGCCAGATGCAGGTCTCGAGCACGTAGCCAAGTTTGCGTCCTGGCTTACCCACAAAGATCATGGGTGCTCGCAGCACTTTGGTCTGACCATCGTCACCGACCATGGCAACTGCGCCTGTCAGCATGATGTTAAGGTGTTCAAACCGCTGCGCGTGACCGATGGCAAGTGTGCCGGCAGGCAGGGTGACTTCGCGGATGTAGATACCAGGACCGAAGTGGTGGACAACTGGGCACTCGACTTGAGGCAGGTCCAAGAGGTGGGATTCAACCTGATCGATCTTGGCAGGATCCACAATACTGTGGGATTTGGTTTCAGCCAGCATTCAAACTCTCCTTTTCAGGGTGGTATGAGCTGCTGGCTGCTCGTTAGGCTCAGCTGCTGTGGCATCTAGTACCACAGGTGGGCAGATACTAACACGCATCTACCCACCTTGTAAACCGCTAGGTTATTTCACGACCAGAAGCGCTGATAGTTAGCGCCGAGGCGGTGCCGGCAAGTGTGGAGATGAAACCGCCAGCCTCAAGAACCTGACCCACAAGCTCAGGGCAGGTGTAGGTCTCGTTCGGGGCGATAGACCTGGTCTTCAAGACCAAATTATTGGCGGCAGCGGTTGATGTTGCAGCCACAAGATTGACGCTGAGTGGCACGTTGGCCGCAGTAGTATTTGTGACTGTGAACTTGTCAATGATAGTTTTACAGTCTTGAGCTGTGTATTGGGTAGTCTGCGTATTTTCTGCCTGCTTACGCGGGATGATGTTTTTTACCGTGACAGTCATGTCTTACTCCTAAAAAATTAAAGATTACGCGTTGTAAGCCACAGAGCCGACAATGCGCCAGTTGGTACCACCAAGGTAGCCGTTATTGTAAGAGATTACAACCAACTGGCTTACTCCTGACGGGTACACACAACCAAGAGTCCCGTTTACGGCCACCTCACGGGCAGTCCCCATGGAAGCGTTGGCCCCTCCTGAGACATTGAAAGGCAGGCCGTTGAGAAAAGTGGCCAAACCACCTGTCCCATTGTTGGTGATTGTGTAGTCAAAGTTCAATAGGACCTGGCGCCCAATTTTGGTATAGGTTGCACTATTGATCGTGTAACTGGTAATTGCTCCAGAGGCAGCAGACACGGTAGGCGTCCAGGTCCCCTCTTCATAATCATCCAAAGTGTTCGGGTCTGTTGATGCTGACTGAGTCGACGGAAACTTCAATTGACCACCAGAAACATCCGTTGTGCCACCAAGCACCGCCGCCGTCAGTGTCTTGTTAGTCAACGTCTGTGTATTGGTCGTGCCTACAACCGCGCCGGTCGCACCGTGTGCCGCTGTTGCGCCAGTGTGGCTTGACAAAGTCGTCAGATTATCACTGATCTGCTTCTGCAACTTTCCAAGCGCCGACAGCACAGTGTCAGCAGCTGTGATAACTGCATTGGTGGCTGTAGATAAACCAGTTAGAGTTGCAGCTCTGACTTGGGCAAACAAGTCTTGCCAAGTTTTGTCACCGCGCCAATACTGCACAGTCGTTCCAGCAGTGATCGTTGGTTCACGCGTGGCAATTGCTGTATCAAGTTCAGCCTGTGTGGCCATGTCAACATCAAAACCTGGGTTTGGGTATGTGCCACTAAGGACGCCGCCGGCCGCTCCAGTGGGTGCTGCGCCAGCCACGGCAATTGTGATTGACCCGTCTGCGTTTGTGATGGCGACGTTGGTACCAGCAGTCAGTCGGGCATTTTTCCAAACTCCAACAGTTGCGTCATAGATCAGCAAACTTCCGGCCAAGACCGGATTAGTGATCAACACATTGTGAAGTTCATCTACCTCGTACCCATTATCAACCTTTGTGAAGATTTCGCCGTTGCCGGCAGACTTCTTGGTGCAATACCCAACTGTCACCATGTGCTGAGGAGCAGTAGGCTTCACGTTGGTGATTTGACCAGCTACCGTTGGTGACAGATACAAGATGTCGCCTTCATTGAAGGCAGACGTGTTAAGGCCGCGCACTTGGCCAAAAGTGGTGATGTATCCCTGACCGTTGACGCCAATTGGCTCTGTCACGATGCCAATGGTGCTTGCCGACGTTACGTCAGAATCGGCCAGAGCCCGCTTGACAAGCAGGTTGGCGCCAGAAGCTCCTGAGACATAGACCACTTCGCCATCAGTGAGGGCAGTTGCTTCATCATTCTTGACAATGAGGACATTCTCCTGTCCGATTTGAAGTGTGACATTTCCGCCCTTTAAACCAAGGTCAAGAGTGCCGTCAGTATCATTCCACTTCATGCGACCTGGCACACCCCCAACCACAGTCGGAGCAACTGTGTTGACGTCGATGTAATCCGTGCCGATGAAGTTATCCTCACGGGCTGTAGGGGCAGTGGCCAACAACTCAAGAGACTGGGCGATCCTACCAAGCAAGTCCAAGGCCTGAGTGGCCTTGCCGTCAGCGGCACCAGCATTGATGGCTGCGTCTTGGACAATTTGGCCAAGCTGATCAAGCGCCGACTGGGCAGAAGCTTGGGCTGTATTCGCATCGATTGAAGACTCTTGCGAAAGACGTGTCAGCATGGCAATGTCGGCAGGAGTCAGGTCTCCCGCAACATAGAACAACCGTTCAAATCTGCGGATGGACTCCTGGTCTGGCAAGAACTTGGCCAGAGTTTCACGGGTTAGCGGTCTAGGGTCTGCCATATTACACCGCCAAAGGTTCTAGGCGCGCTTCAAGACGCGCAATTGAGATGAAGGATTTGCTGTCACCGCGGAAGCGCTGTACGCGCCAGTTTCTCATGTGACCTTGTTGAAGCCAAATGATGCGCTTAGATCTGTCGCCTCGTTTACCGACTTTGACAGTCTTGTCCTGGCTCCATGTCTCGCCATCAACCGAGTACGAGGTGCTGATGGTTGGGTCAGCACCAAAAGCCACACGACCCGTCAGGCAAACAAGTTCAAGTTCATGGAAGATGGCTCCTCGCCCTTCGTTGTACACAACAAGAGTGCCGAACTCCCAGCGGACGTCCTGACCAAAATGGGTGGAGATGGCGTCGTCGAGGTGACCTACGACGCCAGAAAATGGATGTCCAACCAACCACTTGTTGTAGCACCAGACCAAGTCCTTAGCCAGATACTCAGAGAACCCAACAATGGAGCTGGTCAGATGGTACCAAACGGGTTCTTGTAGTGTCTGAGACGCGGCTGCGTCATAGACTAGTGTTTGGTCAGGAAGTCTCACCCAAAGATGCTGGTGGGCTTTATTGACTCGCGACTCAAGAATCGATTGGGCAAGTTGAGCCTCAGTGTAAGTCTGGAGAATCTCGTCAATTTCCTGAGTGCTGATCTTGATCGCAGAAGCATTGGCACCAAGGTAGATTGACGGTGGTTCATTACGACCACTACCAAGGAATGCGACAGTGTCGATGAAGACGCAAGCGCAATAAGTACCGAGAGCCCCTTTAGGAATCTGCGCTCCATCAATACGTTGGAATGGAAAGAAGTCACCGCCAATGTTGTCGAAAACTTCAATGGTGTTTCTGTTGATGGCGTACACCTCATTGCGCACTTTGACCAAGCCAACAACTGGGTCTGGGTCGACTTCAGAGCTGCCGTACTTCAACGGGTTCACTGCAAGTGGGTTGTTCAGCTCAGTGACGATCAGACTCTGGCCGTCGGTGGTCATGAAGTAACCATCCACCCAGACAAAGTCAGTGACTGTGCCAATGTCTGGATCTGTAACTTGAGACAAGACACTGCCGCTCCAGTAATATAGTCTGCCTCCTGAAGAGATGCCAAGTCTGTCAAATGAGTAGTCAAATGTGCACTGCCCGCCTTCGCCGACGTCGCCTAAAATTCTAACTGCACCTTCACTATCGACAGATACAAGTTTGGTACCCATGACGCGGTAGCAGATACCATTCCAATTGATGCCGCCACGACTTGCTCCAGGACCTAAACCGTCTTGAACCAAACCTTCTGCCGGCCGCAAGTAGCCATTGGAAATTCCCTGCTCTTTTGGAACAGGGACCATGTTCACGGGATATGAGGTGCGGAAGTCCGCAACCCCGTCCGTGTAAACTCCGTTCAGAACAGGGATTTGCATGTGATTAACCTACGCGGTACCAAGTTTGGGTGATGATGTCGAACTTCAATCGGAAGAAGTCATCAGCACCAAGAGATGTTGGGTCGCCTGTCACAGACACGGCGCCATTGCCGTTGATAGTCAGTGCCGTGACTTGCTGGGTGCAGTTGACAAGGATTTCCTGCTTGTCCATGCAGTTGGCCAACGTAGGCAGCGTGATCGTGCCAGCAGCAAGGCCTGTAGTGGGAGTCAAGATCAGGTGGGTGTTGTTGCCGTTGTCAGTGATCTGAACATTGAAGCCAGTTGACGACGGTGCGGCGTACTGAGTCTCAAACTGCTGAACGCCAGTTGCTGCCGGCGTCTGAGCCAGAATGTACTGGGTCAACACGCTGAGCGCAACCTTGCGGGCATCGCCATTAGATTGACTGTAGACAGGAAACTGGTCACCTGCTGCCAGTTGGTCCAAGGCGGACAATTGATTGATTTGTGGCATGGCCAAGTTCTCCTTAGTTAAATTCGATTGGACCGTCTTCACCAGCCAGCAGCGGATCCACCGGCTTATCCAAGAACGGATTGTCATATGTTCTCCATGGCTTGTTGCCAGCACCGGCAGGCATTGTACCTGGGAACTGTTGCTGAGGAGGCATGGCAGCCCGCGACAGCAACGTGTCGTAAGCCATCTTGGCAGATGCCTTGGTCTCAGTTGCCACGACCTTGCCAAACCCAGGGGCAAGCTTGATGCCCAAGTTCAGGTAGATGGCCTCATTGGCCGAGTCAGGCACGTTGGTCTCTTGGTCAAGTTCGCTGTTTTGTGGACTTGACGGAATTGGGTAGCCGAGCCGGATGCCCTTGGCGTTCCATGCAGCCATCATGGAGTCCAGTCGGCGGAGTGCACTCTCAAGCTGTTCTGGAGTCAGGTCGAAGACGTAAGCCGCCAACCCGATTTCCTCGAAGGCCTGTGTGACGAATTGGCGCTTAGTCCAGCCCATGATTACTCCTTGGCGAGTGCTTTGGCGATCGAGGCGTTAAGTTCAGCGTCGGTCGTCTTCTTGCCAAACTGGATGCCCAGCTCTTTGGCCTTGGTTTCGAGTTCGGCACGAGTTGCCGGCGCGTCGTCAGACTTCACAACGGCGGGTTTGTCATGAGCATCAATGGCCTCAGGCAGCGTGGTGAACCAACCATCAGCCAGCTTGGCGTCGAGTTCTTCTTGGTCGTTTGCAGCCGCGTAGTCGTAGGTGCCGCCAGCGCGGGAGTGAGGGCCATGGCCTTTGTAGACGAGCGTGGGGAACTGGTCGTCGGCAGCTTGAACTTCTTCAGTCATTTCTTGGTACCTTTCTTGGTTGTGGCTTTGGCTTTCTTTGCCACGCTCAGAGCAATGGCGACTGCCTGCTTCTGAGGTTTGCCGGATTTCATTTCGCGGCGGATGTTCTCCGACACGGACTTTTTGCTGTAACCTTGCTTGAGTGGCATGTCAGTCTCCTGAAGGTTGAAGAAAGGGGCCGAAGCCCCTTCCCTCAATCAGCTTAGGTTTGGCTGAACATCATCAAGCCAGCCATTTCAGGCTGCTTGCAGACGACACCGAAGAGAGTGTCCAAGCGATACTTGGTCTTCATCGTGTTGATGTCGTAGAACTTCTGCATGACCAGCTCGATGCCCTGATCGGTGGAGGCGCGCATCACTGCAGTGCCAGCATCGGACGGGACGGCGTAGCGACCAGGCAGGATTTCCAGCGCGTCCTTCTGCCAGAACGGGTTCTGGTAACCGGCAACGGTGTTCAAGAACACGATGGCCGAGGTCGCAGACTTGGTGTTCACCACGCAGTTCTGGTACTGGGCCGAGGCATCGTTGGCCACCTGGTTGCTGATGATCGGTGGGCTGATGACCATCGACGTGCCGTTGGTCACGCTGATGACACGGAAGGTCTTCAGCTGGCCAGTGTCACCCTTGGTGATGGCATGCACGCTGTTCACACCAGCGATCGTGAAGGCGTCGCCAGCTGCCACAGAAGCAGTGCTGGAGACGGTCACGGTCTGGTAGCGATTGTCAACGTTGATCTTGCCGCCCACGGAGGTGCTCGTGGCCTTGGGGATGTAGTAGTTGACAGCAGCGTCCAGCGTGCTGATGGTCAGACCGGCACCACCAGCTGCAGCCGTCTTGCGGTTGGCGTAGTCCAGCTTGTAGGTGTCGAACGACGCGATCATGCCGACGTAGGCGCGGCGGTAAGCTTCCTTGGGCAAGTCGGTCACGTTCTGACGACCAGCCAGGTTGTTTGCCATGCCGTTGTAGTCACGCGTGCTCAGAGCGAGGTAGCGGTCATACGAAGGCACGCCAATTTCGTTGAACACGGCTTCGCACTGGGCGACGTCGTCGAAACCAGAGGCAGCAGCCGTGCGCTTCACGAACAGGGTGCCCTGGGCGGACGCCACGTTCATGAGTGCCACGTTGATGTCGCTGGCCAGCTTTTGCTTGGCGCTGTCGCCCAGACGGCCTTCTTGCAGCGCGTCACGCAGCTCCTTGGCGTTCAGGGTCCACGGCACAGTCTTGCTGAAGCCCAGAGTGGCAGGCACAGAAAGCTGGACCATGTCCTTGTACAGCGCGGAGATGTCCGTACCGGGCGCACCGTCAATCGAGTTGGCGATGTAGGGCATCGGACGCCAGATGGTATCCTGCGAACGCTCCATCTCGGTGCTGTTGGTGTTGTAAGTCGCGACATTGCGGCTCAGGACCAAGGCATCGTTGAAGCCTTCGAGGATGTCTTCGAACGCGACGCGCTCTTCTTTGGAAAATGCATTTGCCATGATTGGCTCCTATTTCAAAATGGTTTACTTGGCCGCTTGCTTCGACTTCTTGTACTGGATGACTTTGGTGAAGTCGCCAGTCTTAGCCGCCTCAGCGCGCAGCCGCTCGAGGGTTGAGTCCACGGTGCCAGACTTGTTGCCAGTTCCCTGGACAGTGCGTTCCGGTGCCGTGGCTGCTTTGCGTTGCGTAACTTTCAATTGAGTCTCCAGTTTAGCCACCGCGAAAGCAAATTTCACGGGGTCGGTGATGGTCGAGATTTCCTTCGCCTTTTTCGGGTTCTTGCCCAGCGCGTAGATGACCAGTGCGGGGTTCTCAGCTCCTTGCAGCACGATGCCTTGCTGGGTGACGTTGAAGACGTCCTGGGCTACTGCCTCGGCGTCATCGAAGTCTTTGACCTTCAGTGCGGTTTTCGCCGCGCCGTAGGCATCCAGTTTGGCCTGCCAAGCTTTCTGCTGCTCTTTCTGAGCGGCTTCGGCTTGGGCGGCAGCTTGATCGGCTTCCCGTTTCCGGTCGTACCAAGCTGTCAGTGCTTGCTCGAACTTCTCAGTGTCGTAGTCGTGGTCTTCGAGAGTGGGTTTCTTGCCCAGGGCTGCCGGCTTGGTCTCAGCGGCCTTGGTTGCATTCAACTTCTCTTCCAGCTCACGGATGCGACGCTTGTCCTCGCGGTTGGTCTTGCGCAGTTCACGAACCCATTCAGGCGCATGAGCCTCTTCCTCGGTGGGCGGCGCTTCCTCACCAATGGTCACGACCACGTCATCAGTTTCGGTGGCAGTTTCCTTGTCGCCTTCACCTTCGTTGTCATCGGACTGGGTTTCGTCTGTGGTCTGTTCACCACCTTCTTCGCCCTCGCCGTCCACAACCGTGGTTTCGTCGTCCAAGGTTACCACTTCATCATCTGTCGTTGCCTGACCGTCTGCCTTTTTGTTCATTTCAATGACCCCATTCAAAACTCACCCATTAAAGCGGCTGGGTGGGAACCGCATAAACAAAGATCTTACAGTGGAATGCCGTTCTGTGATACAGTTTCGGCCCCTTGTGGTTGGACTTGGCCCAAACCACCGAACTTTTCAATGACCTCCATGGCCTGGCGCTGTTCTGACGAGTCCACTTCAGCCAAAGTCTTCATGGTCTTGGCCTTAGTTTCATCAGCCTGCGCCACCGTGAGGATGGTCTTGGCACGAGCCTGAGTGGCGTTGGCCGTCGCTTCATCGGCTGCTGCCTGCAGGTACTGGGTGTTCGGATCAGGCTGTTGGTTGGCCTGTTCTTCAGCCATGGTCTGCTGTTCTTCCTCTGTGGGCTTGACAACTCCCATGCGGAGCAGCTTCTTGCGGAAGTAGTCACGCACCTCAGTGATACCTTCGCCTTCCATGTTCATCATGGCCATGGCGCCCAGGACCTGCTTGGTCTCAGCGTCGTCGGTCAAGGAAGCCATGCCGGTCAGGGCGCGGACCGTAGCTGCTCGCTTGCTGGACGACGACGGACCAACATCCACATTGACGTCGAACTCGGCTTCAGACAAGTCGTTCTCAGTCTCAATCTCGCCCTTCTCGTTGACCACAGGCTTGGCCAGCTCGACAGACTGCATCTCGTTCTGTGGACCAATGGACTTCATCTTGCGGCCTTCTTCGACCAACACGTCACGAGCCATGCTCAACCAGATTTCACCCGAGCGCTTGACGGCCTTGCTCATGTTGCTCATGTAGATGAAGGTCTGCATGTCAAGCTTGTTCTGGATCAGCTCAACCGCCTTGCCACTGACGTTGGGCTGCAGTTCTTCGCCGGCCTGCTGGTTGCCAAGCAGGTCTTGCATATCCTGTTCGGTGATCTGCAGCAGAGCGGCCAAGGCCTGAGGGATCTGAGGCGGCTTGGTGTAACCAATCGGACCTGAGATGGCTTGGTTGCCATTGGCGTCGGTGATGGGGTTGACCAACAGGTAGGGGAAGTTCTTGATGTTGTCGTCGGCCCACATCATCTGGTGGCCAGCAACTTGCTCAGGCGTCAGGATCGGCTTCTCAACCGAAGACAGAGCGCTGATTTCACCGAGCTTAGACAGCTGCATGTTCTTCAGGCGCTGAGCATCCTTGGCCAAGCGGACATGGCCCATGCAGCGTTCCACGTTGTCGACGAACCAGCGCTTGCCGTACATGGGCACGATGGGGATGCACTTGCCGGCGATGTAGCCACAATCCTCGAGGATCTTGGCGCCTGACAGAATGTACTTGCGGACACGGCGACGCTTGATGTTCTTCTGGCGAACCTCCTTGCTGCCCACTGCCAACAAGCGTTCTTCCAAGGTCTCATCAGCCTCGAAGTCAGCATCCTTGTAGCGCTCCTCCTCACCGTCAATGGTCTCCCAGACGTAGACGGTCTCGCGAGTTTCCTCGACGCGGTAGTACTCAGCCACGAAGACGACGTCAGGCGTCAACCAGTCGAACTCGTACTGATGGACTTCCTTCGGCCACGAAGCAGGGTCATCGCCCCACTCATCCTTGTAGGCTTGGCGCGTCATGGACGTGATGACGAAGCAGCGCTTGGCGTCAGCCTTGTCTTGGCGCTTGGCGTTCAGGTCAAAGAACACAGACGAGTCAGCATCGAAGATCGGCTCAATGCGGATCCGCTGCTTCTCGTCTTCTTCATCCTCTTCGTTCTCGTACACTGTGCGCAGACGCCAGGCTCCAAAGCCGCCGGCCACGCCTTCCTCAAAAGCGTTGTCGTAAGCTTCCTCAGCACCACTGTCTTGCTCGTCGGCGCGGTACAGACCGTCACACGTATCAGCCAGCTTGTCGTACTCCTTGCCTTCCTTGCTCACGAAGTCAACGGTGATGCGGTTGTTGCGGTACTCGTTGATGATGCGGATGACAGCCAAGTGGATCTTGTTGACCTCGAACTTGGGCTTGTTCTCAAACTGCTCGCCCAATGGACCTTCCCACTGAGCACCTGCGATCGAGTAGAAGCGCCGGTCTTGGAGGCACTGCAGTCGTTCATCGCGCATGGATGATTGGATGTTGTCAAACTCTGCAAGCGCCTCCTGGTGGATGGCAGCAAGTCGTTGCTCTTTGGATGGTCGGGCCATGGTGGTTCCTTATCGGTTGAAGTGGTTGATGGACGCGATCGGCTCGACCTTGACGTCCTTCTTGAAGTTGATCGGCCATTCGTAGTCCACGCAGTAACCAACGGCCGTCGTGATGTGTTGGTATTCGCTGTCCTCCTCAAGGAAAGTGCTGCCTTTCTTGATCTGCACGGTGGCAAAGCCTTTGTGAACGTACTTTGCCTTTTCGATGTTCACGAACAGACTGACCTCGCCTTTTGCGTTCTTGATCTTGGCGCGCACGGCATTCTGCCGGTCCTTGATGGCTGGCGCCGCGTTCTTCACCTTGCGTGTCACGGTCCAGTTGTTGGCACGAAGCACCTGTTCCATCTCGGTGTAGTCTGAGGCGTGCCCATGCTTCTCGCCAGCCCGACCTGCAGGGTCACCGTAGATGATGACGCTGCGGTTGGCGTGGTTCTTGAACTTCTCCACGAACTCAAGGGCCGACTGCCGAGCCACTGCTGACTGGAGAACAATCTCGTCAAGGATGTAGAAGTCATTGCCACGACGTACACCAACGCCTGAGCTCATGGGCGTGAAGTTGAAGTCGTGGTGCCACATCAGTTGCTCATTGGGCTTGACGACCTCAGTGGTGTAGTTGTCCGGGCTGTAGTCCTCGTAGACACGGCCTGACGCGGTCTCAAAGCTGGCCTCATATTCCTGGCGATACTGACGGGGCGACATGCGGCGCTTGGCAGCATCGATGACGTCCTTGGGCAGGATGTCTGAGCTCTTCCACGTGTACAGCTTCCAGTCGGGATCGCCTGAGGACCGAGCATACTCGGCCATCTCGAAGTAGTGGTTCAAACCGTCAGGGACACCGATCAGCCAGCACCATGGGCGGTAGTCAGGCTTCAGCGGGTTGAATGTGTCCAGGGCTGGGCTGATGTTCTCTTGCCACGCACCGTCACGAACGTCGGCAATCTCATCGATAACGCCTCCGATCCAAAGCACACCTTCCATGCGCTGAGGCTGGTCAAGGCCGATGAGGCTGATCGTGCTGCCGTTAGGCAGACGGATCTGAAGCTCGGACTCGCTGACTGAGCGGTCGCCGAGCACGGAGGTGAAGCACAAGCGCTTGAGGTCTTGCCAGTAGATCCGCTTGACTTGGTCCCGAGTTGGTGCCGCCACGAAGTAGGGTCCTGGTTCCCGCATGGCCTCACGCACCACGAAGCGCTTGGCTCGCTCAGTCTTGCCCGATCGGCGTCCTGCTGGGACCACCTTGAACCGCACCTTGTCATTGACGAGGTCGGTCTGGACCTGGTGCTCAGTCAGCGGGTACCAGCGTTCCATGTCCTTTTGATGGGCGAGCTCGATCATACAGGCAGCTTCTCCGCAATCGACTTGAGGGTCTCAGCCACAGCATCCGAGTTGCCGCTGACGGAGACGGTTTGCACAGCGAGGCGAGGTGCGTAGTATGGGGAAGCAGCTTTCGCAGCATCGATTCGGGTGGGGAAGTCAGCATAGACCTCTTCTTCCACGAGCTCGCGGCTCTTTTCATTGCCCTTGGCATCGTACTTCACGACCCAGCGCTTGTGCTTGATGCCTTCGCCACGGCTGACCATCAGCAACCACTCATGTGGGAGCAATCCGGTTTCCATGGCGGCTTGTTTTGCTTTTGCTGTGACCTTGGACAGTGCGCCTTTCGGCCGTCCAGCACCTGGTTGTCGTCCACCACCTGCCATTGTTCAACTCCACAAAGATTTGGAGATAGGAAATCTCGATGGTGTGGATCGTAAACCGTTTCACTGGTGGCGTAAACCGCTCTAACACATGTGGGAAACCTCGTACACCCTCTAAATGGGCGAACACTCACTCTGATGGCGCAGCCTGTGTAGCGACTTGTGTAGCAACGTAAGTTGTTGATTTATAAGACAAACTACAGATACTACTCTTTCTATAGTCTCTTTTTAATAGAAGAAGAAGAAGAAGAAGAAGTATAGATAGAGAGAAGAGAGAATAGAGATTGGCGTAGCGTGTAGCGACCGCTTTGTTGTGTAGCGAAGCGCAGAGAGCCAAGTTCTGAGCCTAAGTTGTTGATCCATAACAGCTTTTCACTCCGCCGGTAATCCATCGTTTACGAGCCGCTCGCTACAGATTACAATCTGCCTTGTCAGTCGGGCGTGTCGTTCTCTCCTCTAGTGGGTCTACGTCGTCTCCTCAGCAAAGACTGCCCGACTGACACCTACCATTTTGGCTGAGCTTAATGGTTAGCCTGACACGCTGGGGCAGGCATGACGACAACTAAGGACCCAAATCAATGAAACAATGCTCAAAATGTCTTTCGACCAAACCACTTGCTGAATTTAGCAAGCATGCTAGGACGGAAGATGGCTTACAACCGTGGTGCAAAAAGTGCTGTTCTGAACATCGAAGAATTCGATTGCTAGAGCCGGAATACCGTGATCAGCGGAACAGTGAAATTCGAGAATACCATAGGGGCAATTTATTGTCAAAACTGCGCAACAACATGCGCGGTCTTATTCGTAGAGTTTCGCCAACAGCCAAGGGCTTCCCATCAAAGAAGATCCTTGGGTATTCAGCAAAGGATCTTTGTAACCATATAGAGTCTCAATTTGAGCCAGGAATGAGTTGGCAAAATCGAGGGTCTTGGCACATTGACCACATCAAATCAGTTTCCTCCTTCTTTAATGAAGGCATCACAGACCCAAAAATTATAAACGCGCTTTCAAATCTGCGTCCTCTTTGGGCTCAAGACAATCTCACCAAAGGGGCGAAGTAACAAGATGGCAACCACAAAAAAGAAGACCGCACCTGCGGCCGACCACAAAGCACTTTCTCTAGGGGAAACCAAACTCAAGTCAAGCGGGCTTACGCTCGACGACGCCAGGCTGCTTAGTATGCACTGCCTCGGCCAGCAACAGACTGCGGCTCAGCACCAAGCATTCAAGCAGCTTTGTAGCTTGCGCATCGATTACATTGGGCCTGACGGTAAGCCTATCGGCGACTGGCCAGGATCTAAACCGTTCTACCGCATCAGGTACTTGGAGACGCCATCTGACTTCTCCAGCCTGACCGACAAGAAGCCTGTGCGCTACGTGCAGGAACCCAATACCGCTCCGGTCGCCTACTACCCAGCCAATCAGGACTGGGAAGGTCTGCTTCATGACACCGACCAGCCGCTGATTCTGACCGAGGGCGAACTCAAAGCCGCCAAGGCCTGCAAGGAAGGCTTCCCCACCATCGGGCTGGGTGGCGTGTACAACTGGCGCAGCCACAAACTTGGACTCGATTGGCTCCCCAGTCTGGACCTCGTCAAATGGGCCAAGCGCAACGTCTATATCTGCTTCGACAGCGACTACAAGACCAACCCCATGGTGTGCGCTGCGCTCCGGGAGCTTGGTGAAGAGCTTCATCGTCGCGGTTGCTTCGTGCATCTGGTCTCGCTCCCTCAGCTGCCTGGCCTCGAGAAGGTCGGGCTGGACGACTTCCTCGTGCACGCCGGGCCCTCAGCCGTCTCGATGTTTCGTGGGTTGCTCACTGAAGCCGAGCCGCTGGGCCTAACCGCGCCGCTTTGGGGACTCAATGAGAAGTATGTCTACGTCCAAGACCCTGGTCTCATTGTTGATCAGGACACTCGGTTCAAAGCATCTCCATCTGCCTTCAAGGAGCATCTGCAGGCGCCCCTGAACTACCATGAGCGCAGTCTCAAGCAAGACGGCACGGTTTCATTCAAGGCGGTCTCAGCGGCTGCGGCATGGCTTAAGTGGCCGCTGCGAACTGAGGTCACGAAGATCACATACAAGCCGGGAGATGGTCGTTTCATCCAGGATCCTCGCCCTATGTTCAACATCTGGCCGGGCTGGGGTGTTGAGCCGGTTGAGGACGACGTCACGCCGTTCCTTGAACTGGTTGCTCACATCTTCAAGGGCTCAGAGCCTCAAGCCATGGAGTGGTTCCTCAACTGGTGTGCCTACCCACTACAGCATCCGGGCACGAAGCTGTTCAGCTCAGCGGTCCTGCATGGTATCCGCCACGGCACCGGCAAGTCGCTGATCGGTTACACGCTGGGCAGGATCTACGGGCAGAACTTCACCGAGATCAGCCAGATGGACTTGCACAACAGCTTCAACGAATGGGCTGAGGGCAAGCAGTTCGTCATGGGCGACGACGTGACAGGATCAAACAAGCGGGCCGATGCCGACTTCTTGAAGAAGCTCATCACGCAGCGCGAGCTCCGAGTCAATGGCAAGTACGTACCAACCTACGTCGTGCCTGACTGCATCAACTACTTCTTCACGGCCAACCACCCAGACTCGTTCTTCCTTGAAGACGACGACCGCCGCTTCTTCATCCACGAGGTGCAGGTTGGTCCCATGGACGAAGAGTTCTACATGAACTACGACCTGTGGCTAGATACGGGTGGCAGCAAGGCAGTCTTCCACTATCTGCTGAACCGAGATACTGGCGACTTCAACCCAGCGGCTCCGGCCTTCAAGACAGCAGCCAAGGAACGGATGATCGCCAACGTGCAGAGTGACCTGGCCGGTTGGGTGCGTCAACTCTTGGCCACACCGAACCACGTCCTCAAGGTGGGCGAGATTGTGGTTGACAAGGACCTGTTCACGTCGAAAGAGCTGCTGCAGTTCTACGATCCTTCTGGCAAGACAGGTACGACAGCAAACGGGCTGGGCCGCGAGCTGGCAAGAGCCGGAGTCCGTCAGATTTGTGGTGGCAAGCCGATCCGCTTGGCAGATGGTGGGCAAGGCCGCTTGTATGCGTTGCGCAACATCGAGTTTTGGATGACTGAAGCCGCTCCGCAAGCTGCTGTGAAGCACTTGGAAGACTGGTCGAAGAAACAAAGCGGGCAAAAAGCCGCAAAATATTGAAACCACATGTTTACAGTCGCGCAAGCAGAGCTGTAGAATACAACCTGCTGAGGGAATTCTCCCAACGCGTTATCAACCACTTGAAGGAGTGAATCATGAGCAAATTGCTGGAAGATCCGAAGGTCGCCGCCCTGGTCACCAAGTCCGAAACCGCTGCCACCAAGGCCGCAACGAAAGCCCACCTCGAAGTGGTCAAGTCCGCAATCGAAGCCAACAAGGAAACCGAAGACAAGGCCGTCAAGAAGGCCGTGGCTGAAGTCCTCAAGGGCATCGTGGCCGGCATCAAGGAAGCTGCTTAAACCAGCTGTCCAATCGGATAGGAGACTTCGGTCTCCTTTCTTTTTCATTCAAATGTAAGTAAGGAGTTTCACATGAACCACGCAGATATGGTCAAAGCATTGGCCAAACCTGGTGCAGACATCGTCGCAAGTCTGACACCTGAGACAGCTCACCTTCTGCACATGGCGGTCGGTGTCTCCGGTGAAGCCGGTGAATTGCTGGACGCCGTCAAGAAAGCGGCCATCTATGTCAAGCCCATCGATCGCGCAAACGTCGTCGAAGAACTGGGCGATCTCGAGTTCTACATGGAAGGTCTGCGCCAAGGCCTGGGCATCACTCGTGAAGAGACACTTGAAGCCAACATCGCCAAGCTCAGTGTTCGCTACAACGGGCTGAAGTACACCAACGAAGCCGCCCAAGCTCGTGCAGACAAAGTGGAGGGCAACTGATCATGCGTTGCTACCTCGTCACTAGCCCTGGTGCCAAGCGTTACGCCGCCACGAATGCCGATGCTCGCGCCACCCGCGATGCACTGGTTGAGCAGCTCGACTGCAAAAAGAAGGACGTCGAGATTGAGCAGACCGACATCCCAGTCGCGAAGGCTGAACTGCTCGAGTTCGTCAACACCTTGTGCGCCGAGACTGACGCAAAGGACGCAGCAGAATGAACCAAGTCCGTCTGATCGCGTTCACCCAGCCGATTGAGCTGGAAGGTGTTCAGACGGGCGAGGAGCTGGTGGCCTACTGCGCACGGGTCTCGAACCCTGCCAATCAGGCCAACCACGAAACGGCTCCTCGTCTGCTCAACTACCTTGTGCGCAACCACCACTGGTCGCCCTTCGAGATGGCCCATGCTGTCATCGAGATTCAGACGACCCGCGACATCGCCCGTCAGATTCTCCGTCATCGGTCCTTCAGCTTCCAAGAGTTCAGCCAGCGTTACGCTGCTGTGGTCGATGACGCGGTGATCCGTGAAGCCCGCATGCAGGACACCACGAACCGCCAGAACAGCTTGGCTATCGAGGACGACGATCTTCGCAAGTGGTGGGCATACAAGCAAGAGGAGATTGCCCACGCTACAAGCGAGGTGTACATGTCTGCCCTCAAGATGGGAATCGCCAAGGAGGTTGCTCGCGCTGTCCTGCCCGAAGGCCTGACACCATCGCGCCTCTACATGTCCGGCTCAGTTCGCAGCTGGATCCATTACATCCAACTCCGTGCCGGCAACGGTACCCAGAAGGAGCACCGCGAGATTGCCGTCATGTGCAAGCTGGCTCTGCTTCATGTCATGCCCTCAATCAAGGAGATTCTCGATGCAACGCAAGATCACTAAGCCGGCTCCTGCCAAGGACATGGTCAACCACCCGCCTCACTACGCCGAGACCGACAACGGGGTCGAGTGCATCGATGCAATCCGTGCCGCCCTGGGCAAGGAGCAGTTCATCGGTTTCCTGCGCGGCCAAGTCATCAAGTATCAGTGGCGCCTGGGCAAGAAGGACAGCTCGGTCGAAGACAACCGCAAGGCCATCTGGTACGCCAACAAGCTCGACGAGGTGCTCAATGAGGCGTAGTCGCTACCTCTACACCTGGGTCGACTGGGTCAAGGAGATTCTTGGCTGGGGTCTTGGTCTGGTCATCGGGTTCATCCTGCTGCCAGTCCTGGGCTTCGTCCTGAAGCTCCTCTGGGTCTTCTTCATGATCGGCTGGGACTTGATCAAATGAGCAAAGCTTTCGCGACTCTGGGTCTTCCTGATACCGCGACGCCTGACGAGGTCAAGGCGAAATGGCGGGAGCTCTGCATGATCCACCACCCAGACCGCGGAGGCAACTCCGTGGAGTTCAACACGATCCGCAAGGCCTACAAGGCGGCCATGGAAGAAGCCAGTCAGCCTAAGCCCTGTGCGACTTGCAACGGCAGCGGCAAGGTCACTCAGACAGCTGGCTGGTCCTCGATCGATATGCCATGCCAGGTGTGTGGAGGTTCAGGTCATGCCTAAGAAGCCCAAGGCCGTGCAGGTCGGCAGCCGCGAGTACTTCGAGTCGTTGCTGGTCTACTACACGAACCGCTCGACGGCCATCGTGCGTGGACGCGGCAACCTGAGCCGCGAGGATCTGGAGTACTTGGCTGAGGCCGCCTCGAAGTTGAAGGACAAGCGCTTGCAGGAATGCATCGCTGAACTGATCGGCTGGGGCGATGAGGAACGGTCTGAGCTTGAGACGCTGCTGGCTATCGGCTTCGAGGCCATGAAATTGTGCAGCCCAAGTCGCTTGCGTGAAGCGGCGATGCGGGTCAGTTTGAAATACTACATGAAGAAGGAGTTCAGTCATGCCCAGGAATCCATCGACCACTCAGCTGGTCGCGTATCTGGTACCCAAGCAACTGCCAGTCATTCTGGCCAAGGTGATGGGGTTCAAAGCACCGCCCAGTCTGGCAGTGTTCAAGGACAAGCAGACCAAGCAGATTGACATCGTCGAGGTGCCACTATGAAACCAATGCTTGCTGCGGCCACCGATGCCCAGCGTCTCACCTACCCTTTGCTTCTTAGTCCAAAGTTGGACGGCGTGCGCTGCCTCATCATCGATGGCGTGGCCATGAGTCGCTCGTTGAAGCCGATCCCCAACAAGCACGTGCAACACCTCTTTGGCCGGCCTGAGCTGAACGGCCTCGACGGCGAGTTGATCGTTGGCGACGCCAGCGCAGAGGATGTCTACACTCAGACCACCTCTGGCGTCATGAGCATCGAGGGCCGTCCTGATGTTTCGTTCTGGGTGTTTGACGACTTCACGGAAGACGGTGGCTTTGCCCGCCGCTTCCATACTGCGTGCCGTCGGATCAAGAAGCAGATGGCGTGCGAAGACGTACCTCATCACACGGTCAACAACCAAGCTGAGCTGCTGAAGTACGAACAGGACTATCTCGAACTCGGCTATGAAGGCATCATGCTGCGCTGCCCCGATGGCCCGTACAAGCAAGGCAGGTCCACGGCTTGTGAGGAGTTTTTGCTGAAGCTGAAACGTTTCGTCGACGCCGAGGCCAAGATCATCGGCTTCACTGAGCAGCAGACCAACACCAACGAGGCAGTGCGCAATGAGCTGGGCCATCTTGAACGGAGCAGCAAGAAGTCTGGCATGCGTGGAGCCCAGGTGCTCGGTGCCTTCATGGTCAAGGATCTGAAGACCGGCGTGGAGTTTGAGATTGGAACCGGCTTCACCGCAGCCCAGCGCGAGAACTTCTGGAAGCATGGCGACAACCTGATTGGCAAGCTTGTGAAGTACAAGTCTCAGCCAGTGGGCGTGAAAGACAAGCCACGCTTCCCTGTGTTCCTCGGCTTCCGTGACCCTAAGGACATGTCATGACTGACACTGAGCTCCTTGACGCCATCGGCAAGTATGGTCTTTGCATTTCACGCCATGACGTACTTGGGCCCAATGGTTGGGATGAACGTTGGGTTTGCCACTATGAGGACCGCATGGCCGTGGCTCCTACCATCCGCGAGGCTCTCGATGCTGCTGTCATCGACATCACAACGGGCGGACAGCTTCCAAATTAGTTGAAATTACCTGTTTACAGCACGGCAATTTCACTCTAGAATCTAATCACGGTCAAACAACGACCGCAACCAACTTGCTGAGGAGTTATCACATGGCAACCGAAATCAAATACAAGTTCCCCAAGGCGCTTGGCGCCTGCGCTGACAAGCTGTTTGAGCTGCGCAACAAGCGGCTGGAGATGCAGAAAGCAGTCGATGCCGTTGCTGCGGAAGAGTCTGCGCTCAAAAACCACATCATCGAGAACCTGCCCAAGTCAGAGGCATCTGGCGTGGCTGGCAAGCTGGCCCGAGTCACTGTCGTGACGAAGCAGGTTCCTCAGGTCAAGGACTGGGACGCCTTCTACAAATACGTGAAGAAGACCGGCAGCTTCGACCTCATGCAGAAGCGCCTGACCGACGCTGCCATCAAGGAGCGTTGGGAAGCGGGCAAGGAAATTCCAGGCGTGGAGCACTTCAACGCCGTGTCTGTCTCCATCAACAAGGTCTGATCATGACCCGCATCAACTGCGTGCCAGTCGAGGAGCTCCATCAGAAGCATCTGGTGGCTGAGTACCGCGAGCTGCCGCGTGTGTTCAAACTGGCCGAAGCTGCCGCCAAGCGCGGTGGCGTCACGGCTCCTGACACGTACACGCTTGGTGCAGGTCACGTCAAGTTCTTCTACAGTCGTCTCAGCTACTGCCAGCAACGCTTCAAGCAGCTTGTGGCTGAGATGATTCGCCGCGGCTACAACCCGCAGCATACCGAGTGCCCAGCAGTTTCCGTGCCTGACGGTTGGTTGCAAAGTTGGTCGCCCACTGAGGCCGACCTGCTGATCAATCGCCAGCGCATTGCAGACCGCATGCCGAAAAGTTGACGTCAATCAGGATCTTGGGGCGCTGCTCAAGGTTCTGATCTTTTCAACCAGCGCAGTGCTAGTACACAAACCACTAAGGAACCATGATCATGGCTACAAAGAAAACCCAAACCACCGCCCTCGTCAAATGGGATGAGGAACTTGCCAAGCAGGCTGAAGTTGCTGCAGGCATGGAAGCCAACACTGGCGGCGGACAGTTCTTCAGCACCAAGGGCGGAATCCTGTCTTGGCAAGATGCTCCGCTTCCCGGCAACCAGATGGCCGTCGTCATCTTGGACTCGGTCCTCGAGAACGTGTTCTACGAAGGCCGCTACGATCCGGACGTTCCGCAAGGCCCGACCTGCTTCGCCTTCGCTCGCGAAGAGAAGACCATGGCACCTCACACCATCGTCGTTGAAGCTGGCAACGCCCAGCACGACCAGTGCGCCGGCTGCCCCATGAACGAATTCGGCACTGCTGAGGTCGGCAAGGGCAAGGCATGCCGCAACACGCGCCGTCTGGGCATGATCCCGGCTGGTACGTTCAACGCAGCGGGCAAGTTCGAGCTGAACGAAGACGAAGATCACTACGAGACCACGGCAGTTGGCTTCATGAAGTTGCCCGTCACGTCCGTCAAGGGCTACGCCAGCTTCGTCAAGCAGGTGGCTGGTGCTCTGCGTCGCCCGCCGTTCGGCATCGTGACCAAGGTCAAGGTCGTACCCGATCCGAAGAGCCAGTTTAAGGTCGTCTTCGAGCCGATCATGAACCTGCCTGACGAGCTGATGGGCGCCATCATGAAGCGCCACGAGGAAGTCAAGTCCACCATCGACTTCCCTTACACGCCGAGCGACGAGGAAGCCGCACCGGCTCCGAAGCGCGGCAGTCGTGCTGCAGCAAAACCTGTTGCCAAGCGCGGCGCCCGCAAGTACTGATCCTTTGCAGGAGCCTTTGCCCGGCGTGTTCAACTAACCTTGGCCGCCGGGCCTTTTTGACTCAGGAGCACCAATTATGAAGAAACTAGTGACGAACCCAGCGCTCCAGTCTTGGCTGGCTCTGAACGACGTCCTGCGCGATGCTGATGAGCCTGCGTGCCAAGCCCTCTTGAAGGAGGAGCTGAAAGGCCGCAAGCGCAAGCAGTTCATCAAGCGCATCCACAGCCGACTGAACAAGGTCCGCGCTGACCGTGAACGCATGGAGCTGGGCGCATCATGAAACAACCCAAACCAGTGACCGTTGACTTTGAAACATTCGGCATCGAGGGCAGACCAAAATACCCTCCCATGCCTGTCGGCGTGTCCATCAAATATCCTGGCAAGAAGTCCAAATACTTCGCCTGGGGACATCCTACTGGCAACAACTGTTGCTGGTCAGACGGAGCCGCCGAGTTGAAGAAGGCGTGGGCGCACAAGGACGGCGTCCTCTTTCAGAACGGCAAGTTTGACATTGACGTGGCCGAAGTGCATTTTGGTCTGCCCATCCCTGCGTGGGACAAGATCCATGACACGATGTTCCTGCTGTTCCTCGACGATCCGCACCAGATGGAACTCGGCCTGAAGCCGTCTGCCACTCGACTGCTTAACATGCCAGCTGACGAGCAGGACGCTGTTGGTGAATGGCTCATCGCCAACCAACCGGTCAAAGGCGTCAAGATCAGCAAGTCCAAGAGCTCAGACCACTACTTCGGTCGCTACATCGCCTACGCACCTGGCGACCTCGTCGGCAAGTACGCCAACGGCGACGTGGATCGCACTGAGGCCATTTTCAACATGCTCTGGAAGAAGACCGTTGATCGCGGCATGCTTGTCTCCTACGACCGCGAGCGTCAGCTCATGCCCATCTTGCTTGAGATGGAGCGCCAAGGCCTGCAAATGGACCACAAGCGCTTGGCTGATGACGTGGCCATGTACAACGACTGGCGAGTCAAGATCGACGCATGGATCATCAAGACCCTCAAGGCTGATGCAGACATCAACCTCGATTCAGGTGCTCAGTTGGTTGAAGCCATGGTGAATGCTGGCAAGGCTGATCCTGACCTACTGCCCAAGACACCGACTGGCAAGTTCCAGACCAACAAGGAAGCCTTGCTTCAAGGGGTCACGGACAAGGTGCTGCTGGCGGTCCTCAAGTATCGCACCCAGCTGAACACCTGCTTGAACACCTTCATGCAGCCGTGGCTCAACACAGCCAACGCATCTGGTGGCCTGATCTTCACGACTTGGAACCAAATCAAGTCGCCGTCTGGTGACCACAACGTTGGCACGCGGACCGGTCGACTGTCAAGCACGCCGAACTTCCAGAACATCCCCAAGGAGTTTGCCGCCATCTTCCACCACGAAGCACCTGAGAAGAAGTTGCCCAAGTCTCCCTTCAAGGAAGTCTTACCGCCACTG